CTAAACGTGAATGTGAAAACATTCCCTGATAGGAATGATGTCCAGATAACAGTAACAATTCAAATTATATCAACTGGTGCAACCACTGATATTTCAACCACATTAGAGAGACTACGATGAGTAATAATAGAAGAATTAATGCATCAGAATTAGATTTTAACGAATTAAAAGCTAATTTAATTTCATACATGCAAGAGCAACCTGGAGCATTTCAAGACTATAACTTTGAAGGTGCTGCAATGAATACTATGATTGATGTGTTATCATACATCACCCATATTAACTCTATTAATGCTAACTTTGCTTTGAATGAAACATTCCTAGATACTGCACAGTTAAGAGAGAGTGTTGTATCACATGCTAAGCTATTGGGTTATACACCTCGTTCAACTAAACCTTCTATAGCTGTTGTTAACATTGAAATGGTTGCACCTACTAACATTCAAGATGACCATGGCAACTACCTACCATTGAGTCTAGTTAGAGGTACAGTATTCACTACGACTATTAACTCTGTAACATATAAACTTATTGCTGAATCTACTCACACAACAACACGTGATATTAATGGCAAATACATCTTTGAAGGTGTTAAGTTAATGCAAGGCCAGTTAAACAATCGTACATACATTTATGATGAAACAGGCTTTGAGCATTACTTGTTGCAAGATAATTATGTTAATACAGATACAATGATTGTTGAAGTATACGAAAGTCAAACATCATCTAAGTATGATACGTTCGCTAACATCCCAAATATTATTGATATTGATAAGTCATCAACTGCTTACTTTTTAGAAGAGTCGAGATCTGGTTTTTATGAGATTAAATTTGGTGATGGTATTATTGGTAAAAGATTAACCCCAGGTAACATCATTAAAATAAATTACCTTACCGTTGGTGAGACAGATATTAACGGTGCATCAATGTTCTCATTAGCTGATACTATTAATGGTAACACCGATGTTATTATTACAACAACCCAAAAGGCTGTTGGTGGTGCAATCGCAGAGAGTACAGATTCAATTAAATTTAATGCTCCATTAGGTTTCGTTGCTCAAAATAGAGCAGTAACCCCAGATGACTATAAAGGTATTATTCAAAACTCATACGGCAACATCGATACATTAACTGTTTGGGGTGGTGAAGATAATGTTCCACCTGACTATGGTAAAGTATATATTTCAATTAAGCCATTAGACGGTGAGTTCTTAACAGCTGAAGAAAAGGCTGAGATCATTGGTGTACACCTAAAACCAAAAAACGTTGTATCAATCACACCTGTTCTTGTTGATCCAAAATACACATACATCGACTTAGAGGTATATTACAAATATAACCCTAACATCTCTAATGCTACAGAAGCTGCTTTATCAGAAAGAATTAGAGCAACACTACAAAAATATGATTCTGATAACTTAAAATCATTTGGTGGCGTATTTAGAAACTCTAATGTACTTCAATCAATTGATTCTACGGATGTTTCAATTGTATCAAATATTACCCGTGTGGCAATGTATCAAATGTTTACTCCGATCTTAGGACAAGAGAAGTACTATGAGTTTAACTTTAACCAACCATTAGCTCCTTTATACGGTTCTACCAATTACATATCATCTACAGAATTTACATACAATAATGAAATCTGTGTTCTTAAAGATTACTTTAATACAGAGGAATCGAGAAACATTATTCAAGTTGTAAACCATAATAATAAGATCCTTAATCATACCGTTGGATATGTTGATAACCTTACGGGTAAGATTACTTTAGAAGGATTTAACTTAGATACTGTTGTTGGTTTAACCGATATGTTAAAACTTAAAGCTAAACCTGCATCGAATGATATTAGCCCTATGAGAAATGAACTATTAGTTGTTGATTATAATAACGTTATTATCAGAGGTGAAATTGATACTATGGTTATTGGTGGTACAACTGCTGGTATTGATTACACTACAGTGAGTAGTTAGAATGGCTGAAAATTACTTTAATATATCTTCATTTGTAGATGACTTAGTACCAGAACACGTAGCTACTAGTTATCCAGAGCTTGTTGAGTTCATTAAGGTATACGCTTTATACTTAGAGCATAAGAATAAATCATCATTTTATCTTAACCAATTAGATCATCAAAGAGACATTGATTTAATTGAAGATGAATTGTTAACAGAATTACAGAATGAAATTGGTGTACCTATTCCAAGAAACTTTGCGGCTAGTCCTCGAGTATTCTATAGACACTTAGTTGAATTTTATAAGTCACGTGGAACACCAGAATCAATAACTGCATTCTTTAGATTAATATACGACGATAATGTAGAAGTATATTATCCTAAAGTTGATATGTTAATACCATCGGATGGTAAGTGGTATGATTTAACAGATAACATTAAAGCAGATCCATCAGCACATACTCCTGCATATACATATACAATTAGTGCTATATCTAATATAGTTGAAGGTGCCGATGATATTGGCTTTAAATTAGACATCGAAAAAGATGTTGTATTTGTTAATAGTGTACTAGTTGAAAACGGCGATTGGCATGGTGGGTTTTATATTGACAATGATGAGTGGGTCAGTTATATTAAATTTGATACAGCATTAGCAATAGGTGATGTAGTACAAGTTTACAAATCAGGACTATTTACCACAGCTGATGGTTTTGCCTCAGATAAGAAATATATCCAAGATTCATTCTTTTATCAGAAGTTTTCATATGTATTAAAGACTGGTAAGAGTATTGTTGATTGGAAGGATGCATTTACAAGATTAGTTCACCCATCAGGATTTATTTTCTTTGGTGAGATCCTTATCTTTATCGAGATGTTAACCTCGGCTAATAACGCAACACAGCCTGGTTATCAAGCGAGTGGTTTACCGAGAAATCTTTATATCGATGTGATTTCTTCTAATCCGTCTGCAATTACTCTTATAGATGTTATTAAGTCATGGACTGATTTTTATGGTAATGTATTTACTGATACGGATACCATTAGTAAATACACTTGGAATTTAGATCAAGGTACGTATGTAGAGAAAGAGTTAATGCACGACTTCGATGTTGTGACACAAGTCGGATTTAGAGATCATTTCGATAATACTAAATTCATAAACTATAGACCTATAAGCGAATATAGTAATTTAACATTTGAAGATGTTATAAATAAAACTATTAGAAGAACACAACTTGGTTGTGCAATAACACAAACCGCAATAATATAAAGGGAACAAAATGCCAGCAATTATTACAAGCAAATTTAGATTAGATACAACAGAGCGTTTTGTTGATAGTATGTCTAGTGACACATATTACTTAGCTCTAGGAAGACCAAACGCATGGTTAGACGCAGCTGGTTTAGTGGATGAAAACAATCCTACCACACCAGAAGAAAATGATTACACAACCAATACTACTTGGGAAGGCATGTATGCTATGAAGAAAGTAGATTCAACGGATATCATTTATGCAGCACCAAGACATTTATGGACTTCAGGTACAGTATATGCAGAATATGATGACAGAGATGGTGACATCGAAAGTAAGGAATATTATGTTATTACTGATAACAATAATGTATTCCTTTGTCTTAAGTCTTCTGGTCAATCAACAAGAAACCCGGATATCGCAGGTGTAGTTACATCAGGTGTTGTAGATAATACAGCATTCGATGGTTACATTTGGAAATATTTATACACAGTTCCTGTTGATACTGGTTCTAAATTCCTTACAGCTTCATTTATTCCGGTCCAGTATTTAACTGTACAACCAGATCCAAGTGCTGATACGGCTTTACTTAACCAATGGTCAGTGCAAGAGAATGCTATTAATGGTGCAGTATATAACTTTAAAGTATCGAGTACTGGTACTGGTTACACTTCAGCTCCTGTTTTGGAAGTTGAAGGTGATGGTACAGGTTGTACCGCTACCGCGACAGTCGATGCTTCTGGTAACTTAACCGGGGTAACTGTTACAGCTGCTGGTACAGGTTACACTAAAGCAACCGTTAAGATTACCGGTGGTGCTGGTTCAGGCGCAGTAATTAGACCAGTTATTGGTCCTAAGGGTGGCTTTGGTGCTGACCCAAGAACCGATTTAAGAACTCATTACATATCAATTAATAAAGTATTTAACGGTACAGAGAATGGCGACATTCCAAGTGCTAATGACTTTAGACAAATTTCGTTAGTTCAGAATCCAATTGATGCATCTACTAGTGCAGTAGCAGCAACTAACGCATACACCGTAACTAAATCTCTTGTTGTTTCAGGTGGTTCGTTTGCTGCAGATGATGTTATTATTGGCACTGACACTGGTGCTAAATGTATCGTAGTACAACATGATACTGTTAATGGCATTATCTATTATGTACAAAATGAAACTACTGGGTTTGGTGTATTCAATGCAGACAATGATTTGGTTCGATTAGCTTCTGCTACAACTGGTGGTCAAGATATAACGGCTGTTGTTGATGCACCTATTGATCACTACTCAGGTGACATCGTATTTTTAGAGAATAGATCACCCGTATCAAGAGGTTCAGACCAAATTGAAACTATCAGATTAGTTATCGCATTCTAAATAGGAAATAAGAAATGGCAATTAAGTTTAATATCGAACCGTATTGGGATGATTACAATGTTCCGACTAGTGTAGATGGATTAACCCCTAAAGAGAAGTACAATCGAATTCTATTTAGACCTGGTCATGCGTTGCAAGCTAGAGAGCTTACGCAAATTCAGTCTATGTTGCAGAATCAAGTATCATCTATAGGTGATCATATGTTTAAAGAAGGTGCTATTGTAGTACCTGGTCATGTGCATGTTCATAACAAGATTGACTATTTAAAAATTAGTAATCCAATTACTAATATTACAGAATATGTTGGTGAGAGTATGGTATTGGGTACTTCAACATTTAAAGTTATTCATGTTGAAGCTGCGACAGATACTGATCCAGTTACCTTATTTGGTAATTACGTATCAGGTAATGTATTTGCTGATACTTCTGTTATCTCTAATGGTACTATTACAGCAACTGTAGATTCAACTGGCCATGGTTCATTAGTAAGTGTTGATGAAGGCATATATTACATTAAGAAGAACTTTGTTATTGTTAAATCAGCAACAATTGTTCTTTCAAAATATACATCTGATGTATCATTTGATGTAGGTTTACGTGTCCAGGAAGAGGTTATTTCTGCTGGTTCTGATATATCATTAACTGATAATGCATTAGGTACTCCAAACGAATCAGCTCCAGGAGCACACAGATATTCTATTACCACTGAATTAATCAAGAGAACAGTTAATGAAACTGTTGGTGACTTCATTCTACTTACAAGATTGGAAAGTGGTAAGATTGTTAAACACGCAAGAGAAACCGATTACGCTGTAATAGAAGATACCCTTGCTAGAAGAACATTTGATGAGAGTGGTAACTATA